ATCTTAGATAAATACGAAAAAGCTATTGAAAGTTCGGTTTATTACAAAGAACGGGTAAATAGACACGAAGACCAACTAAGGAAGTTTAACAAAGAAATTCAACAATTAAAAGCGGATATTTATTTTTATAAGGCTAAAATTGAAGAATTAGAAAAAGAAAACAAATGAACATAACATACGAACAAGAGCCAATAAAACACGAAGACACGGTATTAATGGCAGTAATGACAAAATACCACGAACGGAGTAAACGAGGAATACGAAAATACGGAACGAACTTAGATAGAAAAGACGTTGATTTATTAGGGTGGTTAAATCACTTACAAGAAGAATTAATGGACGCAACGTTATACATTGAAAAATTAAAGAAGGAAATATGAAGGCGATACTTGAATTTAACTTACCCGAAGACGAAGCGGAATACTATTGCGCAAATAAGGGAACTGCGATGTTAAACGTTCTTTGGGAAGTTCAGCAGGAACTACGTAAGCTATACAAGTACGAAGAACTAAACGAAGACGAATATAAAATAGTTGAACGGCTACGGGATTTTCTAAACAATAGCTTAAACGACCACGAAATAAACTTAAATAAATAAATAAAATGGAAACAAAAAACAACACGGGAGCAATCTTTAAGAACGACAAGAAACAAGGTAACCAACCCGACTACCGAGGTAAAGTAAACGTAAACGGCAAAGAAATGGAAATAGCACTTTGGCTTAAAGAATCTAGCAAAGGCACGAAGTATTTTTCGTGTTCATTTAGCGAGCCTTACGTGAACGAAACCCCGAAACAAGTCCACACGCAGATAATAGAAGACGACGATTTACCCTTTTGATTATGTTTATAGACGATAATAGTTTACGCAAGGAGTTAAAAGAAATTCTTCTTACGAAAACACGAAACCAAGTAGTAAAGGAAATAAAATCCAAAGGCTTAAAGATGCACCAATATACAATAGACCGCTTCTTAAGTGGCGCGTTGGTAAGCATAAAAACTTTAAGAACCTTAGATGAATACGTTTATCGAAATCAAAAAGGTTTCAAGTAAAGAATTCCCCGCCTTAACACGTGGGGTTTTTTGTGAATTGTTGTGTTTAGAAATTAATCATTATATTTGACAACAAACTAAGCAAATGGAATGGCTTAAAATAGTTGCAAAAGACCATAAAGAATGGGTTAAACTTGTTCAAAGTTTTGGCGAAGATTTCTTTGCTGAGGACATAGTGCAAGAATCTTACTTAAGGCTTCATAAGTATTGCAAACCCGAAAACATTATTCAAGATGGGCAAGTTAACAAAGGTTTTATGTATTTTGTTCTACGCAATCTTTACCTATTACATATTAAGAGCGAAAAGAAGAATGCGATGGTAAGCCTTAACGAGTTAGCGGTATTAAAAGACGAACCCACCAACCTAACTAAAGAAGAATCCTATACGAGATTACTGAGTAAGATACACCAAGAAGTTGATTCTTGGCATTGGTATGATAAACAACTATTTACAATCTACAAAGACACGGATTTAAGCATAAGGGATATAGCTAAAGAAACCACGATTTCAAGTAGTTCAATATTCAACACGTTAAAGAACTGCAAAAGCAAAGTAAGAACAAAGTTCAAAGAAGATTACGAAGACTACAAAAACGAGGATTACGAATTAATTAAATAACGTTATGAAATATATATTAAAAGTATTGAACGAAGAATTAAAGCAGCGCGAAAAAAGAGCGCACGAATGGTACGATAAATATCAAAAACTTTACGAGGATTACCACGACTTAAAAAGGGAAAACGAAATACTAAGAAACGACTTATTCGAACTAAGTCAAGATTACTTTAAGAATAAAAATAAATAACTATGGCACGACCAAGAAAAAAACAAGCCGAAGGATTAGGCGACACGGTAGAAAACATTTTAGAAACTACGGGAATAGCAAAAGTAGCGAAATGGGTAATGGGCGAAGATTGCGGATGCGAAGAACGCAAACAAAAACTTAACGACCTTTGGCGCTACACTAAACCCGAATGCCTAACGGAAGACGAATACACCTACCTAAACGAATTCTTTAAGAGGGGTAGGAATTCAGTTGCACCAAGTGAGCAAAGAGAACTATTAAAGATTTACAATAGGGTATTTAAGCAAAGAATGCAACCGACTTCGTGCGGTAGTTGTCTACGGGAAGTAGTAAACAAATTAAATCAACTTTACGCAATCTATAAAGCCGAACAAGATGCCACTACCGAAGCCAACACCGAAGGAGAATAAAAAAGAGTTCGTAATGCGTTGTATGTCGGACGAAACAATGGTAAAAGAATTCCCCGAAACCGACCAACGTTTAGCAGTTTGTTCGTCTACTTACGAAGAATCCAAATTAGTAAAACACGAAACCAATGGCACAAACAGGAAGACCAAATAAAATACATTCACCCGAACACCTTTGGGAACTATTCAGCGACTATAAAAGCCAAGTAAAAAACAACCCTATATTAAAGCACACTTTCGTAGGCAAGGAAGGAAGAAGCGAATACATCGAACTTGAACGACCTTTAACCATAGAAGGCTTCGAATGTTATTGCGCAGATTTAGGAGTTATAGGCGATTTAAGCCACTATTTCGCGAATACTAATAATAGATATAAACGCTTTTTAACTATCGTTACGCGCATACGCAAGGAAGTACGCAACGACCAAATAGGCGGGGGTATGGCGGGAATCTATAACGCAAGCATAACCGCACGACTAAACAACTTAGTAGAGAAGAAAGAAATTACAAACGTAGAACAACCGCTTTTTTTAGATGTTTCAGAAAACGACGGCGATAAACAAGATACTGAGTCTTAAAAAACGGGTTAAGATTATTCAAGGGGGAACTTCTGCGGGTAAGACGTTTGGAATTCTACCCGTATTAATTGATAAGGCTGCAAGACACGAAGGAATAGAAATAAGCGTAGTTGCAGAAACTATACCCCATTTAAGAAGGGGTGCGCTCAAAGATTTCTTAAAGATAATGAAATGGACGGGACGTTTTTTCGAGGATAGGTTTAACAAGTCTTTACTCCGTTACGAGTTTGCCAACGGAAGCGTTATAGAATTCTTTTCCGCAGATGATTCGAGTAAACTACGTGGAGCAAGGCGCGACATTCTTTATATTAACGAATGTAATAACGTTACCTTTGATTCTTATAATGAGTTAGCTATTCGAACACGGAAGGAAGTTTACTTAGATTTTAACCCGTCTAACGAATTTTGGGTACACAAGGAATTAAAGAACGAACCCGACTCCGACTTTCTTATTCTTACTTACAAGGATAACGAAGCCTTAGACCAAAGTATTATAGACCAAATAGAAAAGAACAAAGAAAAGGCGAAGACGTCAAGTTATTGGGCAAATTGGTGGAAGGTTTACGGGGAAGGGCAACTTGGAATGTTAGAAGGGGTAGTGTTCAGTAATTGGAAAACAATAGACACGATACCCAAGGAAGCAAAGTTACTCGGAATAGGGTTGGACTTTGGTTACACGAACGACCCGACTGCTATAATAGAAATATACAATTACAACGGCCAACGAATAGTAAACGAATTAGCCTACCAAACGGGTTTACTTAATAGCGACATCGCGAAACTTCTACCAAAACACGTACCCGTATACGCGGATAGTTCCGAGCCGAAAAGTATAGACGAAATTAAACGTTTTGGAATAACGATTAAAGGAGTAACTAAAGGTAAGGATTCAATAAACTACGGAATAGACGTAATGCAGCGTAACGAATACTTAGTTACTTCGAATAGCGGTAATTTAATCAAAGAATTACGCTCGTATGTTTGGGATACCGACAAGCAAGGCAACCGCCTAAACAAGCCAATAGATTTTAATAACCACGCTATCGACGCGTTCCGTTATCACGAAATGGAAACGCTCGGAATAGGTTCGAACTACGGAAGCTATGCAATACGATAAAACGAATGATATGCAAGTAATGATTTCTCGCGTTGAGGAATATATTTACGAGCGCACGGGCAAACGGGTTAGAATAGTGTTTAACAATATGCCACGCTTTACGGCTCACTTTGATATGCTAATTAAAGCACACGAATACGTCGTGAATTACAAAAACACGAATAAATAATTATAAGTATATGAAGTTAGAAATAAACGTTCCAAGTTCAATAAGCGAAATACCTTTAGTGAATTATCAAAAGTTCCTGAAGTTGCAACAATCTTCCAACGATGAAGAATTTATTGCTCAAAAAATGATTGAGATATTTTGCGGTATTCAGTTAAAGGACGTTGTTAAAATGAAACTAACAAGCGTTAACGAACTAATCATACACTTCAAAAATATCTTTGCAGAAAAGCCAAAGTTCAAACCGACCTTTAAGATAGGAGAAATTGAATACGGATTTATAACGGACTTAGAAAACATAAGTTTTGGCGAATACGTAGACTTAGATAACTACTTAGCGAAGTGGGAAGACTTTCATAAGGCAATGGCGGTTATGTACCGACCTATTAAAATACGGAACAAAGATAAATACGAGATAATCGAATACAACGGAGCAGGCGAATACGCGGAGTTAATGAAATACGCGCCAATGGACGTAGCTATATCCGCTTCGGTTTTTTTTTGGACTTTAGGAAGCGAGTTGTTAAGCGCTACCCTAAACTATTTAGAGAAGGAGTTGAAGACGATGAGCGCGAACGAACAAGCGACTTTAGCGCACGAACTCAATTCGGAAAAAAGTGGGGGTGGTATAGTTCAATCTATGGACTCGCTAAGGGAGACCTTACAAAGTACGACGAAGTTACTAAATTCGGATTATATAAATGTCTTACCTATCTCACATTCGAAGCAGAAAAAAACGAAATCGAATTAATGGAAATTAAAAAAAGTTATAAATGAACGGATATTACTCACTATTAAACGAACTTAGAACACACTTTAACTCCGATGCCTTGGTTAACACGGTGTCGCAAGGTTCGATATTCAACGTGGACTTAGGCAAACAAACTATTTTTCCATTGGTTCATATAATGGTTAATCAGGTTACTTTTAACGACAACGTAATGACTGCGAACGTAACTTTAATGGCTATGGATAACGTAAGCCAACGCAAAGAAGAAGCGCCCGACACGTTCGAAACCGCAGATAACGAAATAGACGTATTGAATACTCAGTTAGCAATTCTAAACCGAGCGTTTGAGATGCTTAAACACGGAAACATTTGGGATAACCTTTACCACTTAAACGGAGCGCCTACGTGCGAACCATTTATAGAACGATTCGAAAATTATTTAGCGGGTTGGGCGATGACCTTTGACGTAGATTTCCCTAACGATATGACTATTTGTTAAGGTGGATAAAGAACTACAACTTAAAGCGCTCGAAGAATTTAGGGACTACGTAATTAAACGTAGCAAGGCAAACCTACGCAAGAAAAAAAGCACGGGTAATTTAAGTAAAAGTTTGAATGCTGAAGTAAAGGTAATGCCGAATTCAATTCGTTTCTTTTTTGAAATGGCTGAATACGGGTTTTATCAAGACAAAGGGGTAAGCGGTACACGGAAAAAATATAACACGGAGTTTAGTTACACTACCAAAGCACCACCCCCGAAGGCGTTCGACAAATGGATAGTAAGAAAAGGGATAGCGCCACGAGACAAAAGCGGAAAATTCTTAACTCGAAAATCTTTGCAGTTTGCTTTGTCAAGGTACATATTTGTAAACGGAATCAAACCGAGTTTATTTTTTACACGACCTTTTGAAGCCGCATTTAAGGAACTACCTAACGAATTAATAGAAGCCTACGGGTTAGAATCCGAAGAACTATTTGACACGATAATGAAAGAAAATTTTAGAAACTATGCCAATAAATAGAATATTTGCACGAAGCCCGTATATTATAGAAGTAAACGAAGTAGGGCAAAGCGGAAGTAAAGTAGAATTATTTATATATCAAAACGGAACAACCCCGCCGCCTTCGCCAAGTTACACGTTAGAAAAGTTAATCCCTTCTTCCAACGATATAAAAAACTATTATAACATTTCTCCGTATTTAATGGAGCAAATTAAACACGATACCGTTTCGCAAAATTACTCTACGGATTCGGGAATATGGAACGTAGACAACTATATTAAAGTAGATGTAAAGCGTTATAAGTTAACGTTGTCGGGTTATGTTTTTTTAGACACTACTACTTATTGGGCGTTTGATGGATTCGGCTATTACTCGCAAGGTTATAACCCTTTGCATATTGGAATAATGCCCGTACACTTAGACTCAAAAGATTATTACTATTGGGTAGATGCAAACAACAACCCCGCAGTTAACCAATTAGAACGAGCGGGTACGTTTACGGCTTATCTAAGGGCGGGAAGAACGATTAAGTACACGCAATTTCAAACGGGCTTAACATATTCGTATAGCGTGCTAACCGATGACGTTTTTAACTTATATCGTGTTTACCCAAGTTACTATTTAACAGGTAACAAAGTAGAAGTTTTGGTAGGTGCTTCGATTGTTTGGGAAGCAAATTTTTACCCAATAGAAGAATGTAGGTACGACGTAATTACAATAGATTTTATAAATATGTACGGAGCGTGGCAACGTGAATTTATGTTTAAGGCTTCTTACGAAAGTTTATCAACGACGACAACCGAATTTAATTTAATGCAAACGATGGGGTTATTTGGTTCGTGGGACACCAACTTAAACCAACGCCAAACGTTTAACACGAACGGAACAATAAGTTACCGAGTTAACACGGGTTGGGTGGACGAATCGTTTAACTCAAACATTCAACAACTACTTTTAAGCGAACGAATCTTACTTAACAATCAACCCGTTAAAATGAAAACTAAAGAATTCGACAAGCAAAAGAACATAAACAATAAGACGATTAATTACGTACTTGAATTTGAACAAAGCAACGACCTAATTAACAACGTTATCTAATGAAAAGACAAGTACGCATATTTGTAGAAGGTAGGCAATTAGATTTATTTAACGATGAAACAATAGAAGTAAATTCTACAATCCAAAATATTCAGGATATTTCTAAAACCTTTACGGACTTTTCGCAGTCGTTTACAATACCAACGAGCGCGAATAATAACGCGATTTGGGAATACTTTTACGAGAACGCGTTAAATAGTTCGATTAACTACCAAGAGCGCTTAGACGGCTACATAGAAATAGATATGACCTTCTTCCGTAGGGGTAAAATCCAAATGGAAAAAAGCCAACTAAAAAACGGACAACCAAATAGCTACACGATAACTTTTTACGGGGATGTAACCACGCTTAAAGATTTAGTAGGCGAAGACCTATTAAGCGACCTTAACTATACGACTATAAACCACGATTACACGTTTAACGAGGTTTTTGATAGGGTACAAAATTACGGAACGGATTGGGACGTATGTTATCCGCTTATTTCTTCTAATCGCATTTGGGAGTATTTAAGCACGCAACCCCAAAGCAATATACCGCAATGGTTAATTCCTTTTATGGGTGCAACGTCTAACGACATTCACACTAACGCGGGTTCAATTAACTATACCGAGTTATTCCCCGCAGTACGGGTAAAATCTATTTTCGATATTATCGGACTTCAATACGGGGTAACTTTTACGGGAGCGTTTTTAAGCGACCCTAAATTCACGCAAGCGTACTTATGGTATAAAAATAAAAATACTTACGCGTTTACAGGCGAAGCGCAAAGCGTTATATTTAATTCGGTTGTTAGTGTGTTTTTACCTACATACCCACTTAATTTATATGTAGACCCAACGTTAGGTAAAATAAGTACAATTTATTTGAATGGTGCGAGTTTTCACGAGGTTACAATGGCGGTTAACACCATTTCAAGTTTAACTATTCCGTACTATGTAGATGTTTACCGAAACGGAGCGTTTTTCGCTACGTGGAACGGGTTAGGGTTTACGTTAAATGGCGCGTTAAGTAACATTCCAAACACTTTAGGACTTAACGATTACTACACCTTCCAAGTACGCGCAGAAAGTACGTTAAACATTGATTTTAACGTAACTTATTCCGTTAGTTATTTTATAGCAGGAACGCTAAACACGGACTTTATTACCTACGACACATTTACAAATGCCTTAACAACGTTCACGGACTTAGCTCAGTTAGCGCCAACTATGAAGGTAACGGACTTCGTTACGGGAATTCTAAAACAATTTAACTTAACGTGTTTTGGTACGGGCGTGAACACTTACGAAATAGTTCCTTTAGACGATTGGTACGGAGCGGGAGCGGTAATAGATATAACCGAGTTCACGGACAAAACCGAAATAGGAATAGACCGAGTTAAACTTTACAAAAAGATAGGGTTTGCGTTCGAGCAATCTAACTCGTTAATGAATAAAGCGTTCTTTGAACAAGGGTTAAAAGAATACGGAAACACGGAATACCAATACCCATACGACGGGGGAGAATTTACAATTAAAGTTCCGTTCGAAAACCTTTTGTTTAACCAATTTACAAGCGGTGGAACTCCAACGGGTTTACAAGTAGGTTATTCGTTAGATAGCGCCTTTGCGCCTTACATTCCTAAGCCTTGTTTACTTTACAAGTATGGCGGTGTAAATTTATCTCAACATATACACTTTACGGACGGTTCTTCGCATAACACCACGAATGACTATACGATGTTCGGACAAGACTTAACCGACAACGGGATAAAGTATTCTACCAACTTTGCGCCTGAAACTTCTTCTTATTGGTTAACTCCTATTCAACAAAGCATATTCGCTACGTATTATTTTCCTTACTTGACTAACCTATTTAACCCTAAAAATAGGCTAACAACTATTAAGGCGAATTTACCCGTTTCAATTCTTACGGGGTTGCAGTTGAACGACCGCTTAATTATTCGCGACAAGCGTTATTTAATAAACGAAATGAAAACGAACTTAGTAAGCGGGGAAACTACCTTCCAACTATTGAACGATTTTATGCCCGTGCTACCCGCGATAATAATTAATGCTTCGCCAAATACACCCACTTCGCCACCACCACCACCCGTACCAATCGTAGGGGTTCCGATTACGTTTCCTAACTTAGCACCAAGCCGAGGTAACACGATACGAGCCACATTTTCAAGTTCAAACCCCGATGTAATTTTACCCGCGCCAATAACAAGTAGCCAACGGGTAACGTTTATTCTTCCCGATGTAATAGGAAACGAAGAACGAATAACCGAGGAAGCAGATTTAAGGATATTGGAAGACGGACAAGAGAGAAAAACCGAAGGCGCTAACGACGTTATAGATATTCGAGTAACTTACGAAGGCGAAGACGGAAGCGAACAAACGCAAGAAATAATAATTATTAGACGATGAGTTATATTAATCAAATAGTGCAACTTTTACAAATAGCTGAATTCGTAGGCGAACACGAATATATTGAAATCGCAAAAGGAAAATATAAACTACACGACAAAATCAAACCCGCGTACAAACAAATGCTACGTGAGTTATATATAAAAAAACTAAATAGAAATGGCGGAAAAACGAACGATTGAATTAGAGGTTACAAGTGATGTAAAACCACTAAAGGCGCAATTAAAAGAAGCCGTTACGGAACTTCAAAAAATGGTTTCCCTTTACGGGGAGCAATCCGAACAAGCGGTATTAGCGGCAAAACGTGCGGCAGAACTTAAAGACCAAATCGAAGACACGAACGACTTACTACAATCGTATAAAGGCGAAGGAACGTTTTTAGCAATGAACAAAGCAATGACCGCCGTTGCTTCGGGTTTTAGTGCGGTCGAAGGTGGTTTAGCGTTAGTAGGAGTTGAAGGGGAGGCCGTTCAACAAACTATGCTTAAGGTTCAAAGCGCTATGGCTATTGCGCAGGGGTTAGAAGGCTTAGAAGACGCGGGAAGAGCATTTAGCAATTTAGGTACAAAGATAAAAGACGTAATAGCGGGATTAGTAAAGAAAAACGCAGTAACCGCAGCGGGTGCAGCCGTAGACAAAACGAACGTAGCAGTAACCGCCGCTCAAGGAGTTGCTTCTTCGGGATTAGCAACCGCACAAACGGGCGTAGCAGTTTCCACGGGAGTAGCGAGCAACGCGATGAAATTATTTAGAATTGCTTTGATTTCTACGGGTATCGGTGCAATCGTTGTGGCGGTTGGTTTACTTATTGCGAACTTTGACAAGGTAACGGCAGCCGTAATGGCGGCACGCGAACGCTTCGAAAAATTAGGCACGGGGGTGAAAATAGTTCTTTCTATTTTGTTTCCTTTTGTGGGTATTATATACGGAATAACCAAAGCGCTCGAAGCTATGGGGGTTATTGACGATGTAAAGACGGCTAAACTCAAAAAGAACGCAGAAGCACACACGGAAGCGGTTATAAAAAGTGCGGATAAACGAGCCAAAGCAATTAAAAAGGAACAAACGCAAAACGATAAAAAAGCACAAAGAGAAATAGATTTAGCGAAGGCTTCGGGCAAAGCCACTTACGAAATGGAACTATCTAAAGCGAAATCGCACCTTGCAAGTGGGCGCGTTTACTTAGAAGTTCAAAAGTCGAAAATGAAGGCAATAAAAGCCGAAATGGATTTACTATTGGCAAGCGAAGACGTAGATTCCGACCGCTACAAATCATTAAAAAAGCGAGCCGATGCAGTCCGTAAAATAATGGACGAAACGTACAAAGACAACGTAGACACAAAGCACTCTATTGAGATAATGGAAGCTGAACACCAAAAACAAATGGCGGATAAGGCTAAGGCAGCGGGGGATAAAGCAAAGCAAACCGCAGAACAAAACCGCAAAGCATACATAGACAACCTAAAGAAACAAAACGATGACCAAGCGAAATTAGAAGAAGAAGCCGAAAACCAAAAGCTCGCGTTAATGCAAGACGGGATAGACAAGGAAAAGGCGCTAAGACAAGACGCGTTTAACGATTACCGCGACAACTTCTTAAAGGAACGAACGCAAGAAGAACAAGCCGCCTTAGATAAGCAATACGAAAGCGGAAAAATAAGCCGTGAGGAATACAATAAACAAGTAGAAGAACTAAGGTTAAACGCAGAATCTAAACTAACGGAGCAAGAACGCCAAATTTTAGTAAACGCTAAAGACCTATTGAATAAAGACTTGTTAGCAATAGACGAAAAGCACCAAGACGAAGTTAAAAAACGTACCGAGGATTTTCAAAAGAAAATGCAAGAAGATGAAAAGAAACGGAGGTTAGATTTCGATATGGAAATAGAGCAGTTACAAGAACAAAACTACCAACAAAGTTTAACCGAACAACAACGCGAAATATATTTACTTCAAGAAAAGTATGCGGAAATGCAGTTATTAGCACAAGGTAACGCGGATGCAGAAAAGACGATAGCCGAAGCCAAAGGGCGCGAACTTGACGCAATAAACAAAAAGTACGACGAAGAAGACAAAGCACGAAGAGAAGCCGCATTACAACGTAACGCGGATTTAGCAAAGTCGGGGTTAAGCGCAATTAGCAGCCTTACGGAGTTGTTTGGTAAGAAAAGCGAAAAACAAGCAAAGAGAGCATTCCAAATTAAAAAGGCGGCAAGTATATCGAGCGCGTTAATAGATACTTTTTTAAGTGCGCGTTCCGCTTATTATTCGCAGTTTACACCCGTTCCCGACCCAAGTAGTCCCGTTCGTGGTGGTATCGCTGCGGGTATAGCGGTTGCAAGTGGGTTAATAGGAGTTGCTAAAATAGCTTCGCAAAAGTTCGAGGGCGGTGGTTCGGCTTCGGGTGGTGGTGGTGGTGGCGATGCAGGTGGCGGGGGTGGTATGGGTGGCGGTACTCAAGCGCCTTCGTTTAACGTTGTAGGCAATAACGGACTAAACCAATTAGCGCAACTTCAACAACAACCGACACAAGCCTACGTAGTTAGTGGACAAGTAACCACGGCTCAAAGTTTGGATAGGAATAGAGTACAAAACGCAACACTTTAAGAATAATTAAATTAATAAGATATGAGAATCATTGAACTGATTATAGACGAAAAGGACGAACAAAGCGGAATAGATGCGGTTAGTGTAGTTCATTCCCCCGCTATCGAAGAAAACTTTATAGCCCTAAATAAACACGAAATTATATTAAAAGAAGTTGACACCGAGAAACGAATTCTAATGGGTGCGGCCTTAGTACCGAATAAACAAATTTACCGCAGAAACGCAAAGAACGAAGAATACTATATTTATTTTAGTTCGGACACGATTAGAAAAGCAAGTGAATTGTTTTTAATGCGCTCAAACCAAAACAACGCAACTTACGAACACGAGAAAAAGTTAACGGGTTTAAGCGTGGTTGAATCGTGGATAATCGAAGACGAACAAAAAGACAAAAGCAAACTATACGGATTCGACTTACCTAAAGGAACTTGGATGATTTCAATGAAAGTAAACAACGAAGAAGTATGGAACGATGTTAAAGAAGGCAAAGTAAAAGGCTTTTCAATAGAAGGTTATTTCGCGGATAAATTCGAAATGAGTTCCGAAGAAGATGAAGCGACCGAGGTTGTAAACGAACTTAAAAAACTATTAGGGTTATGAACGAAAACGGAAACAAACCACGAGCAAGTAGGACAAGCGGAAAACGCGCGTGCCTATGTAAAGATGGAACGTATAAACGAAAATGTTGTACAGGCGAACTACAAAACCAAGGAATCGGAAGCGATGTTACACCACCGCAACCCGTGCCACCCGCACCTAATTGGAATCCGAAACCTTAAAAATGCAACAAACAAAAATTAAATAAGTTATATGATTATGAAAAACATTTTAGACAAAATCAACAAGGCTTACGAACTCGAAGCCAACAAAACGGAGTTAGGTACGCACCAAGTACACTTAGCGTTATTAGACGAATTAAAAGTTTATGCTAAAAATACCGCAAAATACGCCGCGGATTATAAGAAAAAAAGCCAAGCGATTAAAAAAAATGTTGCAACGTTACAAGAACTTCTTAAAGACGTTTCCGTTAACAAAGATTACGGGAAAAAAGTATTAGCAAATGCGCAAAAATATAAAGCTCAAATGGATAAATTATCTAAAGAACTTGGAATTAATTTACAAGGTAGCGAACCCGATAAATTATTAAGCGAAGTATTTATGTTAGGAGAAGATACGCAGGGAGATATAGACGATGCATTAAGCGCAGTAAGAACAATTAAAGTATAATAAAATGAAAAACATTTTAGACAAAATTAACAAAGCGTACGATGTCGAAGCAACTAAGTTAGCAAAACACGAAGTGGAGTTAGCAAATGTTAAAGAAATTCCAACGCGATTAAAAAAGATTTTAGACACTCAAAAAAAGTTAGATA